GTCATATTGTTATCCTTGATGTAAGTAGGGGGAACCCTTAAGCTCCCCCTTGTGTGTTTCTTTACCAACCGTCTTGGTCTGTTCCGCCACTGTCTTCCTTGGCTACATGCTCAGTGACACCGATCTTCTCAAGCCTTACTGATGCTGTCGAACCTTCCCCGTATACCGAGATTTTGACAAAGGCTTTAGTCCCGTTACCTAGGTCACCGTCCTCAATGAAGTCCCAAGGCACGTTAGACTTACCCTTGCAGACCTTTGGAGCACCACCGAACTCACGGATACCTGAGCCATGCTCGTTAGGTCGCTTAAGTTTCATACCTGTGCGACCATCCGCCACATCCCAAGGCTTCACCATCTTGTTGCCCATAGACACTTCAGGATAACCAAGGTCAATCATCTTGTTAACCTCGTCGCTATCCTTAGGGATGAACACCATGTTGTATTGACCTTGGGTGTTCTCGTGATACTCTGAGTTGTCCATGGTCTCTTGGAAGACACGGGCGTAGAAAAGCTCACCTTCGAATACACCATACTTCGTTTGTTTCTTAGCTGCCATAGGGGGTTCTCCTTTAGTTGGCTGTGGTCTTGTTTGTGATAGCTATGATTGCCTGTATTGTCAAGACAAAAACAACTGGTGATGCTGCAATAATCCATACCGCAAGCATTAGTGTGTGTCCAACCAGCTCTTACCGATGTCGGTCGAGCCAGCCATGGGACAGAATAGATCAAGCTTTACCCCTGTGTCAACAATAGATTGACGTTGAAGGTAGCCTACTCGTTCGGCTGTTTCGTAATCACCACGGACTTCTGTCTGCCATTCATCGTGTGGCCAAGTGACAAGCTTAAAGGGGATGCCTTCCTGTTTAGCTTGACGCACCCACTGGATAGCTGAGTGTTTCATAATGACAGCCTCCCCGTTCTGAAGCATACCTGCCAGTGTCTTGTGCTGGTTAGGGACCTTAACCTTACGTCCGTCAAGCCCACGAAACCAACCACGCTGTGCAATGTATGGCACGATCTTAGTCTTAAGCTCTGATAGCCCTTCGATTGAACTCGTAAAGTTATCAACAGCTTCTGCTGCTTCCTTCATGTTGACACCAAGGATTTGTCCGATCTTACCGTTGCCTGCACCCAAGAGGAATGCGTAGATGAATGTCTTCGCCATGTCACGGGTAACGTGAGAGATACCCAAGGCCTTCTTGTTGAGGTTGTGAATGTCCGTTTCGTCTTCCTTCTTGCCTGAGATAATGGCGTGTGTGTATTCCTCTGACTGCATGAAGTGAGCCAAGAGGCGCAGTTGGATACCTTCAGCATCCGAACCTACCAACCAGCTGTCATCTGGCACGTGCCACAGGTCACGGAAGGCTCCGTCATACTTGGCCTTAACCTCCTCGACTGGTGTCTTAGGTGTGCCATGGAATGCTGAGGGAATGTTAGCCTCGTTAGGATTGCTGTGAGCCATGCGTCCTGTCCATGCACCGATGTGAGTGAATGACCCATGGATACGTGAGTCCTCACGGCAGTGACCAAGCCATTCGACTAGGCTACTACGGCGACCCTCCAAGGTGAGCCACTCAGCCAAACGCTTGCCACCCTCAGGGGCATCATCAGGCAGGGTGTTAAGGTTAGCTTCGGAAAGCGTCCAGCCATATCTGGCAAACTTAGCGCCTCGAATAGCGTCTTTTGTTTTGTCGTTGTTTGTCACGGTCATACTCAAGGTGTCCTTTCGTCTTCTCATACGGTGTCCAGCCTGCCTCCCAAAGCCTGTCGATACGTTGCTTGGGGGACGCAGGGTTGAACGCTATGTAGTCATAACACAACAGTTGGGCTGGTGTTACTGACCAGTCAACCTCAGTGCGTTCGTATTTCTCGTGGGCCTTGACAACGTTAGAGTAGAGTGTGCCATCAGCCTTCCTTCGGTAGTTGATAGTGTTGACGACCTCAAGCTTCGGAGGGAAGTCAGCTTGGAAGCCTTCGTTAAGCTCGTCCATGCGTGACAGGATTTCCCCTAGCATTTCCTCAGCCTCGTCCTGCTTGAACAGGAACCCGTCAGCCTTCATCTGTTCACAAAGGATTTGAATGTCGTGCTCAACACGGATTGCATCATGCCACTCAGTGTCTTCAATGACAGACTTAAACTTCTTGTAAAGCTTAACTGTTACCTCAACGTCTTGGTGACAGTAGTCGATCATCTCTTGTGTCAACATTGAGAAGTCACTGAAGCCAATCTTGAACTCACCTAGGCGTTGACCCCAAGCCCTGAGGCTGTGACCTTTACCGTCCAAGGTGAAGTCAATAAGGCGTGACACAATCAGGGTGTCCAATACTTTCTCTGGGTCAATCGTGTTGTCACCTATGATCTTGTTGACCACAGGTATATCAAAACCGATACCGTTATGTAGAACAAAACGGTCGTAGTCTCTAAGGGTATCAAGGAACCGTCTCCTTTCACTAAGCTGTGTGTCAATGTTGAGGAACTGCATACGTTCCCCTGTCTCTATGTCCTGAGCACAGACAACCCAGATGCGTTTAGCATCCAAGGCGTCTGTCTCAATGTCCATCGCTAGGTTTCTCATTCAGTAATCCTCTTCGTCATCATCAGGCATGAAGATGTTAGGGAGGAGAAACATCAGGAGGTAGTGCGTTGTAAGCAGAACCCAGATGCTTGAGTTGAGGAGAGCCTTGGTGTGATCCATCTGGTCTGACATATCACTCAATAAAAAGATGGTTCTGATGTGGGTGTAGTGCAAGAAGATACCCAAGAAGTAGATAACAGCCAGTGATGTGGCCATGATGTCAAATGAAAGCATACTTTTCCTCCAGTGTGAATGTCTCAGGGTTAAACTTAAGCTGGCCTGCGTATCCTGTAGGGCCAACGGGTCTGTTCTTAGTGACGAGAAGCTTGGTTGTGTTCCTTTCGTCAGGGTCTTCTGCCATCTTGTTGCGCTGCAAGTCAACCACAACTGAGGCACGTTGCTCAATCATGCGGCAATACTTAACTTGCCCATCATCATTGGTATGTCCGATAGTCACAATACCCACGTTAAGCTCAGCTGCCAGCTTTGATAGGCGGACAGATAGATCAGCGAGGAATTGCTCCTTGCTGTCGTCACCACCCATGTTAGCTGAGATGTCTTGGATAGGCTCGAAGAACACATAGTTGACACCGCAGGCTTGAGATAGGTAGCGGATGTGTGTCAGTATGTCAAGAGGATCGTCCTCGTCGTTCATGAAGAACTGAAAGAGACGCTCGTCAGCTGTAAGCTTGGCGATACTCTCCTCTACCTGCTCATGTAGTCCCTTCTCTTCAATCAAATCCTTTCGTGTCACGTTATCCTTTAGGTCGTATGACACAAGCCCAAGAAGTGAACGTAACTTTGTTTCCTCCATGTGCCATGTGGCGATCTTGATGTCTGGGTAGTGGCTGAGAATACGATACTCAAGGAAGCGCATGAACTCAGTCTTTCCGATGCCTGTCTGTGCCTTGAAGAGTGTAAAGTGACCCTGCATTAGACCTAAGCACATATCGTCAAAGTCTGGCAGTCCTGTCTCAACATAGATATTACTCTCTGTCTTGTTGTAGAGGTTAAGGAACTGGTCGGACGTGTTGAGGATGTTCTCAGGTGTATACTTGCGGGCATTGAACCATGCGTTATAGTATTCATCACGAGCACCTGCCTGCAAGAACTCGTTAGCGTCCTTGAACTTGTCGTGACGCATACGATAAACCTTGTTGGGGAATAGGTTCGCAATACGTTGAGCCACTGCATTGCCTGCATCATCATGCTCAATAGACAGGATGATCTTGTCAAATGACCCGAGCCAGTCGTTAACCTTTGACCAAAGTTTCTTAGATGGTGTGCTTGAAGGTAGTGACACAAAGGCTGTAGGATACTTCTGACTTCGGCACATCTGGTAGGCTGACATGGCGTCAAGCTCTCCCTCAGTCACCGTCACGATCTTGCCTGAGCCTGCATTCCACAAGTCCATACCGAACAGCTCGTCAGACGCAAGGTTCTTAGCCGAGAACTCCTTGGGGAAGTATCGTGTCTTGATACCGCCTGAGGGGTAGATGTATTCCTGTTTCACGGGGTTGCCTGCGTTGTCAAGGAATGTCTTGCAGTTATAGAGACGCATTGTCTCCGCTGATATGTCACGGTATGCTGTAAAGACCTCGCTTAGGTCTTGTCTTGGCACTACCTTGAGAGGTTCTGTCACTTCCCAATCATCCTTATTGTTTGCTTCACCTGACCCAAACCACGTTGGGTATTCCTCTTCTGCCCAGTCCATAAGCTTGCCACGATCTTTAGGATACTTCCTGTCGCAGCTATGACACTTGCCAGCCATTGACTCCGTGTTGTAGCTGAAGGCGTCACTGCTCATACAGTCTTCATAAGGACAGGGCTGTCTGCTGCTCCATGTCATACGTCTATCCGATCCCAATAGTATGCTGTTGTAACAGCCTTCATATGCTCAACGTCTCCTTCTGTCAAGCCTAGGTCCTGATATGACTGAGGGTTTCCATCTTGGTCGAATACTTGGAAGCTAAAGTCTGGGTCTTCAAGTATCTCAATCAAGCCTGACTCAGCGCCATAACCTGTCTCCCATGAGAAAATACCTTCTGACAAAAGGGTGGCTTCAAACGTCACCAGCTTCCCATTCTCTGTCTCCATTTCGTAAACAGTATCATTGAACATTTCTTTTCACTTTCTTGTTGACAGGTCTGAAAACCTGTGTATAATAGGGCTTGTCCCTGACAAGGGTTCTATAGGTAAACCTAGGGATCATACTCAGGCACTACCATCTTCTTGACAATCTCCTGTTCTTCTTCCCTAAGCTCTTCCTCAAGCTCTTCCTCAAGTAGCCAGTCAGCATCTTCAACATCACGAATAAGCTGATAGCTTGAGTAGTGCAGAGGCATCTTCTTGCTTGCCATTGGTTTAACCTTTGCTCTTTCTTGTGGACCAGTAGACCCAGCTCATGAAACAATGATCCTTGCCTAGCACGAAGTCAATAGCTTTGGCTATGTTAGGTTTGTTGTCACGCCTCCATGAGTAATTCCTTGCGCTGAACGTTTGGTTGCTCTCGCCCCCAAGGAGAACGTTAAGCAGGACGCTAAGGGCTATGCCTACCCTGCTTAAGTAGGCTGTCACTTGCATTATCATTCCTCCTCCTCCAAGATAAGCAAGGCTCTATGTGCTTCCTTTATGCGTTCATAAAGGCTAGACACCTCCACAAACCCAAGAGTTATGTATTCTTTTGACCCAGAGCTAAGCCTAGCCTCGTAATCGTCTGGCCCTAGCGTAAACATTGACACATACACGGGGTCAAACTGGACATCATCAAACGTAAACTCAGCATACCAAACGTCATCTTTATCCTTGAAATAGTTTGTGCTCATGTCTCTTGCTCCAATGTATAACGCACGTAACGTTGGCCTGTGACAGGGTGGTGCTTCTTGTTTGACACAATGTCATAGCCCATAGCTCTTAGCTCATGCACCCGTTTGGTTAGGCTGCTAATGCTGTATTCGATCAGGGCTTCACGCACTGTCAAGCCATTAGCTGTGCGAAGGTGTTTAATGATGTTGTCGTGTTGTGTTGTCATGGTCATATTAGTCTCTCCTTTTAGAAGGCGTAGTCGCCTGTTGTTTCGTCTATAGTAGGTAAGGGTTCGGGGGCCTGCCTCTCTGGCTTATTGGCCTTACGTTCTACAGGCAGCACCCCTAGCACCCTAAGTTCAAGCTCAAGTAGTGGCGGAAGGTCAGACACGTGTGTCATAGGTCTCTTGACAGGATTGCATCAATCTCTGCATCAAGCTCCGCCTCAGTGTAATTAGCGAAGCCCTTGAAGCCACTACTTAGGTATTCTGCTAGAAGCTCCTGCCCTTGTGGGTCACACAAGATAAAGGCTATGTGATCCTCGATGACAAGCAATAGTTTTTCTTCGTATGACATAGTGTTTCCTCTCTCAATTAGTCTCTTTGGCCTAGTGTAGCCAGCACTCACGCAATGCCTCAATAGCCTCAAGCATATCGCCATCCTCATTCCACCAGTCACTAGCATCTTGAGCTAGTGCAAGCCTTTGCTCCGATACAGCATACGGCACATCTTCATTTGCTTGATCTGCTTGTGCATGGCGTAGTGTTTCAGT